GATTATCTGGAATGGTGTTACTCTCATCATAACCAACCAATGAAAAATTCTGATTGTTGTCAATATTATTATAGATTTTTTTATCAATTTTGATATTGTTCAGAGGAGCCAAAACTTTATTGGCACTTGTAAACGGAACCAAAGTTAGTGTATTACCTTGTTTTGTTAGTAACTTACAAGATCCATCATTTCTGAATAGGCATAACGAGTTATTAGAGCTAGAGTAAATGTAATTGAAATCTATGCCAGACAATCCTAATTTTCTAGTGTAAAAATTAACAGTGTTATTAGAATCTTGTGTCAAATAATATTTTTTATAATTGTAAATTTTGTAAATGTTGCAAACATTCGAATCTTTCAAATCAATTATAAAATTGGTCGAATCTGATGTGATATTGAAGAAAGAATAATCTCCATAATAATCATAATTTGTATAAATACCAGATAATCCCAATTGCTTCGTATCTTTTGGGTTGAATTCTAAATAAATTTCTCCAAATTTTAAAAATGTCAGAGACTTTTCCAATTTTATAACATTTTTATCATTGGAAGTTATATCAGACAGCTTACGCTCATCAGTCAAATAGAAAATGCTGTAATTTTTATATTTGACATCTCTGATGTTGGAAAATGCATTATAAAAATTAAATTTATACCCCCCATCGTAGTATCTTTCAAATTTATCGAGCGTGAAATTCTCATCATTGTATGAAAATTCACGAGCTTTACAGGATGATATTTTACTTATAAAGGTATCCACATTAGTATTTAATTGAATGGTGTTTCAAGCTCAATCAAATACCCACCATTTTTGGTCACAAATTGGTGTATTTTTTTATCAAATTTGCTAATGGTGTTTATCAACGTCAAATCTTCAATACTTTGCGAATAATTATAATTAACAACACTGATGGGAACGGTGAAAGTGGAGATATCACCATTACAATAGGATACGTAAAAATTTGCCGATAATTTTTGACTTGTTGAAGAAACACTTGGGTAATACACATGACTATGAGTGGTATTCAATACCTCCGAATACCTACTAATCGGTGAAAAAATGTTCAACATGACATCATTTTCAAAAAAATCCTCAACATTATCACCCCAATTTATTCTTAAAAAACAAGGTAAAAATTTTTCTGAAACACCAGTCAAAACAACATTCAGGGTTGTTATGTCATTCAACACCACCAAAGGTAATGTTGTTGTATTGGATGTGTTAATCGAAGATAATGATAAATATGAGGTATTCATTTTTGATTGTATTGTGAAATATTTATTATTTCCAAAGGATTCATTTTGAAATCCATTTCACTCATAACAAATTCATTCAGAGCATTCTTAATCAAGAATGATGTGGTGAATTTATCATTTTTTGGATTGTAAGCCAATGTAGGCGATTCAAATGTGGATATTGAAGGTGAATTGACCTTTATTGGAGATAAGGAATAATCATCATATTCCAACAAAGTATGTTTTTCAGTGTCGAATTTGAATATCGAAGGTCTTACAAAGACGGAATCGACATTATTACTCGACAAGCTTCCAATAGTAGTAAAATAAATGTTACCATCTTTACTGTATCTATTTGAAATATTCCCATTATGTTGAACTGTGTATACTTGCTTGGTCGGAGTCGAAAATTCACCATCTTCAAAAATCAATTTAATGATAATCAGGTTGTTTTCCGTTTCAATTGTGAGAATATCAGAAATAATATCAAATCTCTTGACAGCACTTACCGATTCGGTATACACTGACAACGGAAGAACACTTGTCAAATAACTCAATTCAGATTCAATAGGTAAAATCTCCATTGTATATGAGTTCCTAACATACAATTTGCCATTCAAATTAAATCTATTATAAAGATTCTGAACAGGTGCTGATGATAATACGTATTCACTCGATTTCAAAGTAGTATTATCGTAATATATTTGAGATAGAGTCGGAGAAAAATCTGGATAATCGCTACCAAACGAAGCACCATCTATCATAAATGTGCTTAATTCATTAGGAAAGATATTTTGAGTCATGTTCGCCGTTATTGTCGGGAAACTGGAATCCCGTAATGCTCGTCTCAATGGTAAAGAAGAGTTAATACCACCCTCAATCAGTCTTGAGTAATAGAAATTACCACTCAATTCAAAAGAACTCAAATCAGACGAAGCAGCATCGATATAAGGCGTGTCTCCATCCATTATGAACAAACCTTCCAATGTTTGAAAATTTGGAAGATATTCATTTTCATAATAAAATTGATTATTGTCGAAAGTTCCACCGAATATTTGATAATACAGATCGATACTAGAAAAACCACTGGTGAATGTGCTTAGTCCTGATCTACTTGTATAGTCATATGTGGTATTATCAACTGTTGAATAATTGAAATTGAAGCCTTCACCATAGAGATAGTCATAAAAAGTATGACCATTCAATATCTGATAATATATCGGGGCAGATTCATAAGTAGAAATAGTTTTTGTGAAGCTATTATCATCTTTAAACAATCCGAATAAATTATTGTAAATATCGCGTTTAGAATCTTGTAAATAACCGATATTTGGCAATCTATCGAGGTATTTATCAAAATTTGGTTCGATTTTTGATATGTATCCGTAATATTTACTGTCATTTCTTTTACTCGATGGTAATATTTGCGATTTACCAGAAGTGAAATTTCTACGAACATAGTCATTATCATTGATAAACGTGATAATATCACCATTATCACCTCTTATAGATGGATCAGGAAAATAATAAATAGTATTTGGCTCTAGATTCTCAGTATTGAAAGAAAAGCTAAGTGTTTTCCCATCAATATTGATTATCGAGGTTTTATGGGGTCGAAAATATCCAATATCTTCTTTTGAAATTAAGATTTTTCTATCTGTTGATGCGGTAGTTGGATAATCGACATTTAAAAAATTTTGTGATGGATCATCAGCTAAGATAGCCAAACCAGATACAAAATTATTCACAGTTGAACCAGTGGACAAATAATAAAAATCACTACCGATGTATTTTTCCGTTAGTCTTCTTTTATTGTCTAAAAGGTCATTTATTTCTTTGATACCTAATTCCGAACTAGACATATTCGAAAACACGTCTGAAATAATTTCTGAATTATTTTTCAAGAATATATCAAATCCATAATCTAAATCTTTATTGTCATAAATCTTTTCATTCGGAGTTTGGTTGAAATACAAAGGGTATGAATCATACAATTCATCAATATCAATATCAATATCGTCTTTGATTTGTTGAATATCATAATAAATTTCACCATCAGAAACATTTTCCAAATAATTTATGATATTATTTCTTATCTCTTGTGACAACAGATTATTGGTACCAAGTAACTTTTTCTTTGTGACTTGATATTTTGCTTCTTCTCTCTTTTTATTGTAATAATTAGCAATCTCTATTAATTTTCGACTGTAAAAAGGTATTGCTACCTCTAAATCTAACGGATCATTGAAATCCAATTGTGATAAGAATTTTTGCTCATCTGTTGTAGAATATTTTAAATTTATTTCTTTTATAAAATCTCTATATCTCTCAATAATAGTCAAAGAATCTTCCGATTCCTTCACACTTTTCACTCTGTTCCATTTTTTCAGGTATTGAATGTAAACATTTTGCAAGTTATCAACTGAATCTTCTATTATTTTTATAAATTCTAAGAAAGAAAATGGTTGTGACGAATCCAAAGCATTGATAATATCAACATTTGGATTTGTGATGGACTTGGGAAGTGTGATGTTTAATACGTTCTCCATTTTTATTATTTAACCAAAGATAATGATTGATAAAGCGTATCACGTAATACAATTCCCATTGTGAAGTCTTTGTAAGACGGTGTGACATATTCACTGAAAATGTAATTACCGTTTTCATCCAAAATCGGATCATTATCATTATCTCTAATGATGTTTTCCCCCGATAACATGTCATATAACGTATTATCTTTGATTATAGTGTTATCATACAGAGTATTATCGAAAGTATCGACATATTCAAAAAATAAGTAATATTTTTCCACATCTTCAAATTGGAAAGTATCAGGTAATACCAACGGCCATCCCCAATTTTGATTGTAGGATGATAATGTATAGACGGTATTTGTAGTATATTCAACAGGCTGCTCAGTATTCAATAGAGAGTATTTATTACTAAATTTTTCAAGTGCTACAATAGGAGTTCCAGCAGATACCACATAAGTATTCGTGTTTATCTGATCTCCAAGATTGATACCGTATACACTCTTAGATGAATATCCTCTCAAATCGAAATTTTCTTTGAATTTGTTATCAATACCCAACAATTTATTGTTGCTGATGGAAAAAAGATCCAAAATTCTTTTAATTTTTTCTGGATAAGTGAAAGAATTGTCTTCAAACACATTATTCGATGTATTCAGCATTTTCATTTGTGAAATTAATGGGAATATCTCATTCCTATCAACATCTTGAATATTTTGAACAAAATTTGTTATTTTTTCGTATATTTTCTTACCAAGAGTATCATAAGATGAAGTCAATGTTCCAAATATAGACCCAATAAATTCATCAAACAGCATACTATCATCCAAAAGAAATTCTTGGAATCGTAAATCCTTAAACATTTCAGTGGCATCGTAACTCTCATTCTTTTTCTCAATTGTTAAGAAATTCTGTGGATAAACATCAAATACAGATGTCTCACCATTCAAAGAGTATGCGCTACCTTGGACAGATGATACTGATCCAGATACCGTGATTTTAACATCATTTATTTTGTTTGGCGATGTGAAACGTATGGTATTTCTTATTGCACCACTGAAAGAATCTTTAGCTGATATTGTATAATATTGAGATGAAATAACTTCGTTTGAAGATAACACCGTATATACCAAGTTTGAAGCAGAAAGAGGTTTAAAATTCTTAACTGTAAAGTGTTCTGAATCTTTAACTTTGATGACAAAGGGAATATCAACGTTTGAAAACTTTTGAGAATCTATATTGAAAGAATTTTCAGCATAAAATTCGCCATCCATACCATTTGATGTGACACTAAAATTATCTACTTCATTGTTTTGAATAATATTAGCAGATAGAGACACTTTCAAATTATTATCCCATATGTTATTGTTTCTTTTATCAAAGAAAAGATCGATTTGCAATTTGTTGACACTATCGTCTTTGAAATAAACTTGCTTATTACCTGATAGACCAACATAAAACGCTGATACATCTGTAGAATTAGTTAGTATAATGTTATTATTTGATACCTTAGCATATACTGGAACTGTATCTATTTCAATTTTATCAATCTCGATATATTCATATTGCTTTTTTGTCTGATTGTATATCTTTTCGAAAAAAGAATATGTGTTTCTTAAATGTCTGAATTTATCTGGAGTATCTTGGAAATAATACTCACTACCACTTCCGCTTATTCTGTAGAATATGGTGGAAGGAGTGACATTACTTGGGTAAGTTGCCGAAGCAATTAAAGGACCTGATATCTTTCCATTTTTCCATATAATATTGTCATAATACGATGCATCTTCAAAGTCTATTTTAAAGGTGTTTACCAAATAGTCTTTGATATTAACTGTTTTGATCGTATTTGATATGATAGCGTTTGAATAGCAATCGAAAATTGTTAGATTGGTGTCATATTTCCCAGCCTTGTCATAATATTTGTTAGCCGTTAATGATGTGGAATATGTTCCATCACCAAAATCCCACAATACTCTAATATAAAATAAATTCTCAACATTCGGTATAAATGTTAATGGTGTTTCTTTTAGAGCATATGCACTAAGAACTTGTTCATTTTTATAATCAATGATTTTAAAATCAAATTGTTGGTAATTACTCATTTACTATTGAAATTTTTTGATATATTGATTGAGGATTGAAGAAATAAGGGAATTTGAAGAATGGTAATGTTGTCGTTTGATTGATAATAAGATCATCAACGTCTTCATAAATAGCATTCCATGATACAAATGAAATACCATTGAAAATCTCATTACCATTTCTTGTTCTTATATTGGCGACTCCTTCTAAATTTAATATGTCCGATGTCAGCGATGAAATATCTAACTTTTGACCTAAAACATTTCTTGAACTATCGAAAAATGATAAGATAATATCGCCAACTTTCTTTTTCAAATTTTCAGGATTTGTTTTAGAGTCGTTTTTACGAACAATTTCCAATTTGCTTGTATTTAAGACACTTTTATTAGCAACACCATTGGTATATCCAATATCGAAAGCGACATAAATTGGATCACGAGGAACTACTTCATGACTTAAAATTTTTCTATCTTTTGTTTTTTCAATGATTAAATTTTTCAAACTATTTGATAGAAAAGGTGGATATGCGCCATCATCTTTTAGACTAAATTTAGGAACGCAAAACACGTTTACATTATTGAAGTCGCAAGAATCTGCAAAATTTACTTGATTTATGATCACTCTGTTTGATTTATTGGGATCAACACAGATTTTGTAGAAATAATCAATGTAACTATCAATAAAAATTTTGTTATTGACAGTCTTGACAGAAGAAATGATATTTGATATCTCTTTGTTCAAGAAAGTATCATAATCATCCTCAGTTACCAATTTTATTTGAGAATTTAAATATTTGGGAACGTTGTTTTTGATTTGCTCGACACTTTCTGCTTCCGATATAGCAGTGGAATTGTCTGTATTGGTGAAAAACAGAAACGAATTGTTTACAGAATCAATTACATTTTCACTGTTGGAATTTGTAGTATCATTATAGATTTGAGTAAATCTAGTGGAGTTAAAATTGAACAATTTGTTACCATTGATAGCACCTTTACTGATAATACCATTGAGGTTATCACTCAGGATGTAATAAATTGCGACTTCATCACCAGATTCAATTTTTTTACCGAAAATACCATTACCGAATTTGACTTCATAAAATCCTGAATCGTTTAGACGAACACTGTAGTAACGATCATCGTTTTTAGCGAGGAAAATATTATCCAATTCTTGATATTCATACCATTTACCATCACTCTTTTCTTTGACATACACACTGACAGTTCCATCGGAAATAAATCTTGTATCATTGGTATCAACTCTATTAACTAC